TTACAGCTTATCGGCGTGGTGCATCAGTACAAACTTATCCCATAGCTGCTCTTCCGTTTCGACATGTGCCGGATCTTTCAAAATAGTATTGGGGATCGGGCACACCTTCTGACAGGTTGGTGTGTCGTAATGGCCTACGCATTCCGTACACTTGTCGCTGTTAATCTCGTAAATGCTGTCACCCATCGAAATCGCCTCATTCGGGCATTCGGGCTCGCACATATCGCAATTGATACAGCGTTTAGTAATTAGTAATGACATTTCAATGAATTACCGTTAAATCATTTTAAAATCAGTAAGTTAAAAAGTTTCTCTATCACTCTCTATTATTTACTTACTGTATGTTGATACAGTGTATTTAACCCTGATAAACTCAGTCCAGTAACACAAAGCCGCAACACATTGCATTTTGTCCCGCTGAAAAGACCTGCATGTGTGAGCTTGTTTTCTGTGCCTTCGCAGATAAGGATTGAGAATGCCGCGCACTGTAACACATAAACCGGATAGCCCCAATAATGACGATGTTTTAGCCGCGTCTGAAAAGTGGGATGCCTGTAAACCCCCCTATACCAGCGCACACATGAAAATCTGTGTTGCTGCCGCCAAAATTATCCTCTCCGCTTCTGGCGTCGCCCGTCGTTCCAAATACGAAAAAGAAAATTATCTCCGTATTGATTTTAGTAAAGCAGGTAAGGTGACATTTTACGCTGAGTTCCCTAAAAAGATGGGGCTGAAAGGTAAAAAACTTGGCGAATGGCCGGAACTCGCAATTCAAATAGCCAGAGAGAAAGCATCAGAAATGGCAGAGGGTGGGTTACGTGCTGAATCTGTCCACGCAGCTTTGGAAATGTACCGTGAAGACCTTAAAGCAAAAGTAGACAGGCAGAAGTTGAGTCCTGATAGCTTCACTACCTATGGGGTACGTATCGACAGAATCAAAGCAACGTTCGGAGAGCGTGAAGTATTCAGTGATGTGACTTACAGTCGGCTGGTGGATGTTCTGGATGAGTGGATCGCAACACGTTCCAATAATAACGCGCTAGAATTATTTGGTGAGCTTCGTCGGTTCTGGAAATTTTGTGCTCCTACACTTTGCAATGGGCGTAACATTGCCGCCAGTTTGCCAGATGATTATGTTTCTTCTCGTGTGCAGAAACCAACCCCAACGCGACTATTTACGGATATTGAATCAATCGCCCGCCTTTGGCTCAATGTGGCTGCCTGCACCTCTATACACCAGAAAAATGCCGTTAGATTCATGATTATTACTGGCGTTCGCCCGATAAACATTAATAACTTGCGCTGGGATTACGTCAACGAGGATGCAGATGAAATCGTTTATCCAGAAGGCGTGATCGGTATGCGCGGGGCGATGAAAACACAAAAGGCTTTCCGCCTGCCGATAACGCCAGAGATCAGGAGGATTATCGACGAGCAGAAAGCCTGGCGCGATTCAGTTCCTGAGTGCAATAAAGATTATGTGTTCTTGCAGCCGCGCGACCCTATGCAGGCATTTTCAAAACGATCTCTGGATAAACTGGTTAAAACATACAGCCCGGAAGGGGCGGTAAAAGGGATGAAGCACGACGGGACAATTAAAGGGAAGGAGGGGGCGTTTAATACGATGTGCCGTAAATTCCTTAAGAGCAATGTTATTGCCCTGATGAAGGAAAGAGGCTACTCCCGATCAGATAGAAGGGAAGTAAGCCTCCTGTGCCTTCACCATTCCAGCAAGTCAGATGACCCGATGGCAGAACACTACGACTTTTCAGATGAGATTTTGCAGGAAGAGATTGCGTTAAAGCGCGAGGCATTTGAGGCTCACGAGCGGAGCATACTCGCGCAGGTTGCACTGCTAAGACGACGGGGTTAATACTGGCTCCGGCATTTCTGGATAAAAGCCTCTACATTACGGCGCTCATAGCGAACGACTTTAGCGCTGAATTTTACAGGGGCTAATGTAGAACGGTGCCGGTGTTCTGTATTCCATTTACATAATGTTTTTTGCGTAATCCCTAATTTCTGGCATACCTCGTCCGGAGTGAGGAGATCATCAGGTTGTTCAGTCATGTTATTCCTCACTGTTATCGATGGTGATGATGAGCCGCTTCCAGATAGCTGAGACATACTTAGCCTGATGTTTTGCATCGGCTAGGGCATTATGCATGTCACCTTCAAACGGTATGTCCCGGCGTGGGTTGATTCCTATTTTCCTTCCTAATTCGACGATAGTTCGGACATCACGATCATTCCAGAATTTCCACATGCAGGGGATTAATTCACGGTCATAGCTGGCACGGAGGATTACATTGTCAAATGTAGCGCCATTACCCCAGACCTGAACTTTATCAATGTCAGAGTTATCAAGAATAAATGTATTCAGCTTTATCAGGACGGCTGAAATCGTTATCGCATCCTTATCGCAAATAGCCATCCGAGCTTCTTCGCTTTGCTGCATCCACCAAATTATTGTTTCTGGGTCAGGAACGGCACCTCCAGCAATCGCGCTTTTCAGGCTAACAACCCGGTAAAATTCAGAGCCCAGTTCACCAGTGGATGGATCAAAAAACACAGCACCAATAGAGACGATAGGAGCATTTGGTTTATTCCCCATAGTTTCAAGGTCGATCATTAAATTGTTCACGTTATATATTCTCCTGCTGCGGTGCTGCTGCCTGCTCAGCTGCCATAGCTGCATCGATTTGTTCGCGTAATTTTGTCGCGTGATAATCGTCTTCTTCATCCGTGATGGTCTGAGACCAGAAAATGCTATGGCTTCCGTAAGCCATAGGCTCACGAACATCAACGGTTTTCGATACCAGCCAGTCCATGCGGCTTACGTCATCCGGAATCACCGGAGAGTTGACCATGTCGAGATGTTGCTCGGTATGGTTTCCAGACTGAAGCATGGCGGCACGGCAGGCTATCCACGCCTCCCATCGTGCCTGTGTAGCTTCATCAGCGTAACCAATACCGTATTTGTGCAGGTTAAATCCATGTTCTGACTCACGCTCAGAAGCTTCGAATCGAAGGCGTAATGTATCTAAATCAGTTAGCATCACTTTTCTCCTTTGGCTGCTCGGTCTATGCGTTCAATTTCAGCCAGAATAAGTGCACCTGCTTTCACAAGGTCACGACGAGCCCCAGATTGCTTCCACCATTCAGGATCCCACGGCCAATGCGCAGGCGTTGAGAAGCCTTGATTGTGTGCGTTAATCGCATAGCAAGCTGCCGCATCTGCCAGCTCACTATTTTGATAGGCGTCGTCATGCTCAGAAGTCCATCCCTCGATGGACATTTGTCTTTGGCGTTCAGATGCCACATCCAGAATTGCAGGATTGAATGACACAGGCTCCGCTTCGAGCGATGCCAGCGCGATTTCAAACGCCTGTAGAGTATTGCTGTCAGTGATTACTACCGCCTTGATTGCAGAAATCTGACTCTGCAGCCATTCTTTGGTAATAGTGCTCATGATGTCGCTCCTTTCCCGGATGCGGCTGCGCGATTAGCATTCTCCAGACGACCCAGCAATGTGCGTATTTCATGCTGCTGAAATGCTATCGTGGCGTCCTTGGCTTCCAGCTCATACAGCAGCGCCAGCACGGCTGCCGGGTTTGCGGCGGCGATGAATGCCGAATCAACTTTAAGGCAGTGTTGGGCAACCGCTTTTGCACCAACTTTTACTTCATATCCTCTCGCGCCTTTGTGTGGCTTATACGACTCCCATTTACCCCATGAAGCTATGTTTGCGGCATTAGCTGCTTCACGCAGCGCCTGTTTGTTGAGTGCTTTCATTGGGCTGCCTCCTGATTTAGTTTCTCTCCACATTCACGGCAATACTTGTCCCATGAATCAGCTTTACGATGCTGGCACTTAGCTGTATCCCAACCGCAAATAGCACATAGGCCAGATGTCTTTCCGTCATAGGTTCTTCCGCCGTCATGCTTACAATAAGACTGGAATCGATGCTCAAGCTCTTCATAGCTCGGTTTGGTTAGCTTGCTCATAGCGCGGCTCCTTTGCGAAGTTGGGCGGCGAAAGCATTGGCGAAACGCTGTAAATCTGCTGTTACCATCACTTTGTAGCTGTCATCTCCAAACTCATTCATCAGTTGATCAGCTTCAGCGGCCATCATCTCCACACCCTGCGCCCGCACTTCAGCCAGGAAAGCGTCGTAAGCAGGTATCTGCAATACAGCCAGTGAGCGAATCATCTTCTGCACTTCTGGTGGGCATTGTTCGTAATGGTCGTCGGTGATAAATACCGCTTCATTGTGAATTTTATCTACAGCACTTAATTCCGCCGCCAGCTCCCTGCACTTGCTCTCTGCGTTAGCGAGCTGTACTGCCATGTCTGTGAGTTGCAGTTCCAGATTGTGAATAGTCGCGTCTGCTGCACGGAACTCGCGTTGGGACTCGGATAGATTTGATTCGAATTCACTGAATTTACGCACCAGATACTGCGCATTACTCTCGTTAACTTTCATGTCGCCGGGCAGACATTTGCCACGGAGAAAACCTTCCATTTCGTAACCATTCATGACGTTTTCTCCTGACAGGCTTTTCTGACCAGTTCAATCCACAGCGGAGTTAGTATTTCTTTTGCCTTTGCACGGCTACTGGCAGGTCCGTTGAGCTTCACGCTGCAATGGTCATACGGGCATCTGATACCACCCCAAACCCAGCCAAGATGATTGGGTTTCAGCGAGTACTCGGGCATATTTCCGCACGTAGGGCATCTTGGTAAATCAGACTGCTTCACGGCGACACTCCATCAGTAGTTGATTGAATTGAATTAGCATTGCGTTACCACACCCATAAGGGAGATCGTTAACGCGGTAAGTAGGGACACCGTTGCACACCCCTGATTTCACAACGCGACCAGTGGTATAAAGCTGGGATATTGCGCCTGATACAGCGGGTGTCTTCTTGTTCAGCCCTCTGGCGATGTCACCGCTGGTGGTGTTTGGATGAGCCTGGATGTATTCAAAAACCGTCATCGCGCCGCCTCCCGCCTCGCCGTCTTATTGGCTCGAAGCATTTCTTTAGAGCGACCTGAGATCACAGTCTTCATCAGGAAGAAGCCGCAACGCTCGGCAATAACACCCTGCGTACACATCAGCACCGTATCAACGACGCGAACATGACGACGAAACTCAAAAACTGTGCTGGTGATGATGATGTTTGCCGCCGCGCCCTTGTCCTGGTATTCGATATTCATGAAATAACCCTCGCTATCAGTCGTGCCGTGGCGATGAAGCAATAAAATCCTGCGGTTAAACCAATTCCGGTAAGAGAAGAAAAGAGCAGGGTCCACATCACCAGTTCAGAAACTTTTTTCATGAGGTCACCCCATCAGCCTCGTGACGAAATTCGCGAAGAATTGAGATTATTTCAGCCTGCATTGCTGGTGGCACTTCAATGGTCAGCGCTTCGCCAGAGTCCTCTGCACATGAAGAAATAAGCTCAAGAAACTTTCTTGCTTTTCCGGCATTAAACTGAGGATTGGCTATGCTCTTGGTTATTTTTTTCTTTCCTGCCGCTTCTGCTTTCTTCATCAGCCGGGAGGCTTCTCGGTCTGCGTACACACCATGCTCGCGGGAGATACCGATCGCGATGGCATAATTCATAGAACCATCACGCACGAGCTTTTTGATATACGGGGTACATTCGTGAAGTTGAAGGTGTTGCAGAATATCTGACTCAGAACGTTTAACTTTTGCCGCTATTTCTGAAGGACTCCAGCCCTGATTCTGAAGGCGATGATATGCAGCGCCACGTTCAAGAGGAGTAAGCGCCAATCCTTGCGAACTGGTCACCATGAAGGCGATCTTGTCGGCTTCACTACCGACGAAGTCTTTGCATTCCAGGCGCACAATGTCGTGGCCCATTTCGATAGCAGCCAGCGCACCGTGATAGCGGTGATGACCGTCGATAACCTTCACGCCACGCTCGGTAACTTCTACGGCCAGCGGCGGGATGTATTCACCGGCAATAAACGCATCGCGAAATTCTTCAACATGCGCCCGATTGAGTTCACGAACGTTGTAGCCTTCTTCGGCGTAAATTTTATCCAGCGGGACATTGTAGGTTTTGCGGGTAGTTAACCCGGCGTCTTTATCATTATAGAGCTGGCCTAAACTGGGCATAGTTACTCCTTCATGTAGTGGGGGAGTGCTTTGCTATGCGCCCGCAGGGCAGGCGCATAAAACAACACACGGTGGGATTAAACAGAGCCTTCGTAGATAGGCAGGTCTTCGCCAAGCTGGCTTTCCATATCGGTGACGATCTCCTGGAATGCGTGCTCAACAACTTTCTTCGGTTCGATCAGCTCATACCAGAGGACCAACTGACCATCACGCAGGCGGTAGCGGATACGTGCATCGACCTGGTAAGGAGAGCCGTTGTGGAATGGTGAAATTGCCAGGCTGATTTTTTCCGGCATTTTGGTATTACCGGAACCTGATTTTTCATCGCTGAACTGGAACTGGCAGGTACCATCAGAAAGGCGTTTAACAGACTTAAACTCAGATTTGCGAGTCTCCTGGAAGGCCAGAACCATTTCGAGCAGTTCAGTACCAGACGGTCCCTGATATGAATCACTAACCGGCGCAACATTCTGAATATTGTTTTCCAGGAATTCAGCGAAGTTGATCTGGTCCATTTTGCTGCCATCGTTGGCAGACCATGATTTCCATTCATCAGAGAACGGGCAGTCATAAACCGCTTTATGTGCAGCCCAGCTCGGATTGTTAGCGTTCTGGTGAAAATCCAGCACGGCGACAATGAGCGTTTTAGTTTTATCCGCGAAAACTACAGTACGTTCATCACGGAATCGCTGGATGTAAGCGATCAGCGAACCCGGAGAAATCAGGTTGGCGCTCTGACGAATGCGCGACGGAGCCAGTTGCAGACTTTCGAGGGATTTGACTTCAAAGCCATCGGGTACAACAACTGACGGAATGTCCGTCTCGGTCTTCAGAGTTGCAGAGACCAGATCACGAATGTCGAGCACGGCAGAGCCTTCAATTTGAGACATTGAATATTTCCTTATCAGATTGGAATGGTTTGTTTGGTGGGTATTACTGGGCCAGCTTGATAGGTGCTGTTTGTGGTGCAGGTTCGATAACCTTTAAATCAAGCTGTGTCTGCGCAGGATCGTCACGCAGTAGATCGCCATCGGCGGTTGCAAACATGATGGTATCAGCGCGGTCCAGTTCAGGGATGGTTCGGGAGACCTTTGGCGTTACCTTCATGGTGTTTTCGTCACGGGTATTCAGCATGGCGCAATTTAGCGTCAGCGTAACCGCACCTTTCTTGCCAGTCTCACGGACTGCTTTAATCACTTCGGCCAGCGCTTCGGTTAGCTCAGCATCCAGAGTGCCTTTATTGATATAAGCCAGTTGCTGGCTGAATGGTGTGGTGTTCTTTGTTTCTGACATAGTTATCTCCAGTTATAAACGAGGATCGCCTTTTTGAGTGAGTAACCTGCATAACCAGCTACGCCGCCAGAAATTAGCGATTGTTTTTGGATTACGAACAGCCTGCACACCACGAGTGACGCGCATCAGGTCGCCGTAGTAAAAATTAACGTTACGGAAGGTCATATAAGTCACCATTTGATTAGGTATCCGGCAGGAGTTGAACCCGCGCTGGGTAGGGAGTCCCAGCCGACACCGGAAGCGGACACATTGAATAAAAAGGGCGGCTATCTGTCAGAACATTATCTTCATCCTCCTGTGAGTTGGTTGAAGACCAGATAGCCGCCAAGGCACAGCAACTATTAGAAATTAGTGATTAGCTCACTTTGGTGGTGCGGTGGCCGGTGCTAATCTTCGGCTTGTCTCGGTGGACTGCAATTCACCACACCCCAAAGGGAACTATGTTTAGCTAATGAGACGCCTGTCTTTTCACCACTTCAGGCTCGGTGGTATCTTGGAGTTCTCACACAACCAAGAGGGATGTTTATGGGCGCTTTTGATAATCAGGAAATTACGTTACCCGCATGCCCCGAGTGCGGCACTAAGACGAAGAAGAAAATCGCTTGGCTTAAGTCGAACAAAGGTTTCACTTGTCGATGTGGGGCCACTATCAATGTCAATAGCAGCCAGCTTACTTCCAAAATCAGGAAGGTTGAGGATCAGTTGAAGAAGCTCTTTAAATAGTTCTTTATCGACAGATATCATTTCTTTATCAGGGATTATTTTTTCAATCTCTGATTTTTTAATTGTGATTATTGTTTCCACGCATGCTTGACCAAGTGCCTTGCGGGCTTCAGAAACACCAGGTGCATTGTCAGAAATAAAACCAACTATTTTTCCACTTTTTAACGCAGCTCTGTACATATCAGCCAGCGCTGCGTTTTCCGCATCCTTCGCAGCATCGCCTGTAGGCTTCTCCAGCAGGTAAATCAGCACCGAAACATCACGCGAGGTTCTCTCATCTACGTCAGGATGAGTTGCTGCCTGTTTATGTGTGGAATATTCCAGGGCAGCATCAGAGGTCAGGCTTAAAATAAGCTTATCAACAGTGTCCAATTCACGCTGAAGGAATTCTTTACTGGCGCGGGCAGATTTTAATTGCTCTATAGATTTTGCCTTTTGCTGTATCCACTCATACATATCTTCCTCTGAATAGTCTCCGGCACATACAGAAGGTTGTTTTTTCAACATAATCATCTCCGTAATCGTTACTTACTACTGGTGGATTTAGCCCAACCCCCTCATACGGAAGGGGCTGGAATAAATCACATCTCTTCCTTTGAGCTACTTATGCGTTAACTGGGCGCTAACCGGTTACTTAGTGATGCTTCACGCTTCCTTTCCCTCACTACGTCGCCATGGGAACCCGACCGTATTAACGCCGTCGTCACGCTGCCTGATAAGGCATCAAGATGCGGTCTATCCGCTTTACTGCTTCATAATCATTACTCCTCTCAGTTGAAATCAGCGCCAACTACCCATCAGTGTTGCCCGTTCTCACGCCGTTCTCGCTCTCGCGCGGGGATAACCTCACACCAACCGGATCGCGCCTGGTGCTACGCCACGTTTACGTGTAGGGGTCTAAACAGGTCATTGACGCTGTAAGTGTTCAAATTGTTAAAGAGCGGTATTTCAGAACTTAGCCAGCTCGCAAACTGACTCAGGTCTGACGCCTGATTGTTTTCCCACCTCAGGCGGCGGTGGTATCCTCTGTTCACCACAAACAGAGAGGAAATCTGAATGCCTTCTAAAGAAATTATTGAAAGCCACACCATTGATTTAGAAACACTTCTGGAGCAGCTAAAAGGCTATCCCTTAGATACCCGAGTCTCGTTTAGCGGATTAGACTTCTATCGCGTAAAGCCTCAGGGACCGAACATGATCCAAATCGAATTTAATCAGTCGGTTTATCGCACTGACGAAGACCTTTTGGTGGTTCAAGACCATTCACAATAGCGGCGGCGTATACAGCTGCTTCTGCTGGTGGAACTGGGGCATAACCTTCAAGCTTTACGCCGTCCCCGAACCGCTCGAAGCAAACCCGGTCCTCGTAAACCACCACTATCCACTTCGATAACGGGTCGTTGTTTTTGTGTGCTTCGACCTCTGAAGTAACGAATAAGAACTGAAGCGCGTCTTCGGCCTGTTTTTTGACTCTTGTCCACATCTCGTAAACGTTTTTCTCTGAGAGTCGATATGGCGGGGCTTTAACGACAGTTTCTTCACCGTAATGAGCCCCATCCTTTTGCACATCCACGCCACGAACGGTGGTTGTTACTTCATCTTTCTCTTCAGCAGTGGCCTCTTTCCCTGACTCTTTTTCGAAAATAGCCTTAGCTTTCTGCAATTCATCAGGCATCACCGGCACAACCAGTTTTTTGTTTACGACTTCCATGCATGCAGAGGTGCAGTCAGAGCAGATCGCAGCGTTTCTTACTGCGTGGTGAATCATTAAAGGCACCTCGCCCCGAGTCTTTCCGCAGAATGCACACTTAATGAGTTCCATAATGTCGTCCTGTAGTTTCTGGCTTTGCGCATTGCTTGCGAATCATCCCGATCTTCATACGCCTCGGGCGGCTACTTCGTGGGCGTCCTGCCTGTTCGCTGTTGTTGATAGTGAGTTTAATCTTTCAAACAAAACTGTCAATAGAATTGTTTAAATAATGAAACTAAATGGAATGGGACGAAAAAAAACCAGCACGAGGCTGGTTTGTCAGGAGGGGAGTTTTAAATGTTTAAAGCAAATCCATTTCTACGCGCACGCAGACACCAACGATCTCACAGGTAGAGTCTATCTGCATGGGTTGAAAAGCTGGGTTTAATGGCATTAAGTAGATGTTTGGACCATCAATAGCTAATTTCTTGACTGTAGTTTCATTGGTTCCATTAATGCGTGCGACAACGATTCTTCCATTCGTAGCTTCTACTTCAGGATCAACTATGACAATCGAACCATCAGGTAGCGAAATTCCACTGCCAGAAGGCGCAGACATAGAATCGCCTGATACTCGTAAGGAGAATGAATAAGGAGAAACCTTTGCGGTAGTCTCGATCCATTGAGTAACATCATCCCAATTCCCTTGAATCATTTCTCTCCAGTTACCTGCCTGTACTGATGAAATTAAAGGAACACGCCGCCGCAGGTCAGGGCCTGGTTCCGCATTTCCTGTTGTCTCTTCAATCAAACCGCCTTCAGTTAGCCAGCGTTCGCTTACACCGAGAACACCCGCCAGTTTACTTAAATATCTTGCGGATGGTTCAGTTCCTCCGTTTACCCATTGGCTCACGGTGCCCTTTGACGCGCCAGTAGCTGCCATAAGATGCGTGCTCTTCAGCTTTAGCGCTTTCATACGCCGCGCTATGCGGTCGCTCATGCCTTCAGTGATCATGTTTAAATAATTAAACAGATTGCTGTTTAATTTCTTGACTATTTTTAGTTTGAAACGTTAAACTAATTTTCATCATTCTTACCTCGGAGAGGAAAATGTTAAAGCGAGATCTAATCAGTCACTTTGGAACAGCGACAGCTGCTGCAAAAGCACTAGGGGTTTCTAAATCCACGGTAAGTCTTTGGAAAGAAATTGTCCCTTGGCAGTACGCACTGCTAGCCGAAAAACAAACAGACGGGGCGCTGACCTTTGACTCTAAGTCATATGACAAGACTAACGAATCCGCAGCGTGACAGTAACCACAACATTAAGAGGTGAGTCGTGGGTAATCAACCAGAGTGGAAAGTTGAAAAACAGCCAGCGTGGCTGGTGGCCGCGATAAGAAGAACTATCGCCGATTTACCTGGTGGCTATGAAGAAGCTGCAGAAATTCTGGGTGTATACAAGTCTGATGACGTAACACCTGCAACCGATCCTCTGCATAACCGACTCCGCACTACTGGCGATCAAATCTTCCCGTTGGGATGGGCGATGGTATTGCAGGCTGCTGGTGGATCAAACCATATCGCAAATGCTGTTGCCAGGAACTCGAACGGTCTGTTTGTGCCGCTGGCAGATGTTGATGATGTTGATAACGCCGACATCAATCAGCGCCTGATGGAATCCATAGAGTGGATCGGCAGGCACTCTCAGTACATCCGTAAAGCTACAGCAGACGGAGTTATCGACGCCGCTGAACGCGCTCAGATTGAAGAGAACAGCTATCAGGTTATGACCAAATGGCAGGAACACCTGACGCTGTTATTCCGGGTCTTCTGTGCCCCTGATGAGGTTTCCAGACCTCCAGACTAATCAGTCTACGCCCGGCTCACAGACGTGACGCAGGAGGGCTTATGTATCAGGACGAATATTTTCACGTGACTATGCCCACGGTTTTTGCTCGTGAGGACGCCCCGTGGATTAAAGAGCAGTTAGCAACACTCCCGGCAGGTATGCGGGAAAAAATCGCGATGGCGTATGCGCAGGCGTACCAGGAGGCGTTCGACGCAGAACCGGTTTCTTTCCGGCAGCAGAACGCAGCACGACGAACGGCAAACCGCCGATTGCGAGAGTTTTGCACGAGATATACCCCAGCGGTCAGGGGATATACCTCGCTCCCACCCAGGGTATGAATTTTTGAAATCGGGTTGGGGGAAAGGGGGCGGTGTTGGGTTTTAGCCCGAAGGGCTGGAACAGCTTTACCAGAAGAGATCGATCTAACAGATAGATCACTGTATGGGGTTAAAACGTCGCTTGGGAATCCAGACGTTTAGCCATCCAAAAGGAGATAAAATGATTTATTCAGACGCTAACGAAAAATGGGCCCCTGTTCCAGTTGAGCTTTATTCAAAAGCTTATGAAGTCAGCAATCTTGGCCGTGTTCGCAGCATTCCACGTCTGGCTAACTCTGAATATTTTATTCGTCACATTCACGGCGGTTTTCTCAAAGGCCGCATGCGTAAAGACGGCACCAAAACGGTTACGTTGTCCGTTCAGCGTCAGCGCGAGAAGTTTGTCATTGCCGATCTGGTTGCTAAAGCTTTCGGGGAGATATCAACCAATGCTTAACATCCAGCCTCGCGAGAAACAGATCGTCGCGCTCAACATGCTGCGCGGCGCATGGAAGCAGAATAATTCGTTCATGCTCTATGCCCCGGTTGGTTTCGGCAAAACGGCTATTGCCGCGCTGATCACTGATGGCTTTGTCAGCCGCGAAATGCGCGTAATGTTTGTGGCCCCGTATACGGTATTGCTTGACCAGACTGCCACCCGATTCATGGAATATGGTCTTCCTGGCGAAGAGATCAGTTATGTTTGGCGTGATCACCCGTCATATAACCCGAAAGCGCTTATTCAGATTGCCAGTGCCGATACGCTTATTCGTCGTGAGTTCCCGGATAACATCGACCTGCTGATCGTTGATGAAGCCCACCTGAAGCGCAAAAAGTTGCTGGAGGTCATCGACAACCTGACGCGCAACACCGCAACGAAAGTGATCGGTCTTTCCGGTACGCCTTTTGCGAAGTTCCTGGGCAATTACTACCAGCGCCTCATCAAACCTACGACGATGAAAGAGCTGATCGCTATTGGCGCACTGAGTAAGTATGAGTTTTACGCTCCCTCACATCCTGATCTGACTGGGGTGGAAACGTCATATGTCTCTGGTTATGGCAGTGACTACAAAGAAGGCCAGCTCAGCAAAGTCATGAGCGAAGCCAAGCTAGTTGGCGACATCGTGAAAAACTGGCTGGAGAATGGGCAGGACCGCCCAACAATCTGTTTCTGTGTTGATGTAGCCCATGCGAACTACGTCACGATGGAATTTGCTCGTGCCGGGGTAACCGTTGAAGTCATGACGGCAAGCACACCCCATGAAGAACGCCAGTTGGTGATCCGCCGATTCGAACAGGGCATTACCAAAATAATCGTGAATGTCGGTGTGCTAGTCGCCGGGTTCGACAGCGATGTTCGCTGCATCATCTTTGCCCGTCCGACCAAAAGTGAAATTCGCTGGATTCAGACGCTGGGTCGCGGCTTACGCGCTGCCCCTGGCAAAGATCATTGCCTCATCTTCGACCACAGCGGCACGGTGAACAAGCTGGGCTACCCGGACGATATTGAATATGACTACCTCCCATCGTCATCGGACGGCATGGAAGAGGCTCCCCAGCGCGTCGTAAAAGCCGATGAAGCGGAGAAACTTCCGAAAGAATGCAGCCAGTGCCACTTCGTTAAACCAGCGGGTATTTATATCTGCCCTAAATGCGGATTTAAGCCACTGGCCGGGGAAGACGTTGAAACGGATAAATCCCGAGGGCTGACAAAGGTCAGCAAAGCGGAAGTTAAGTACACCACTGAGCAGAAGCAATCATGGTGGTCACAAATTCTTTTCTATCAGCGCACCCGCGCAGCGCAGGGACGACCTGTCAGTGACGGCTGGTGTGCTCATACCTATAAACAAAAATTCGGCGTCTGGCCTCGTGGGTTACACCACACCCCGCAGCAAACAACGCCTGAAGTATCGAATTTCATCAAATCAAAACTGATCGCATTTGCGAAACGCAAAGAGAACCAGGGGGAAGCGGCATGAACACCAGACTGAGCACCAAAGAAGCAGCAATAGGCCGCTGGGCAGAAATTTATAAATACTTTGGCCTTCCTGGCGTGACGGGGAAAAAACACTGGCCGAAAGAGTGTCCGGTATGCGGAAGAAAGGGGAAATTTCGTTGTGATGACAAGGATGGCACCGGGTCTTATATCTGCGTGTGTGGTTCTGGTGACGGCTGGGCGCTGCTGGCAGCAAAAACCGGGAAGGAGTTCAGGATTCTGGCAGCTGAGATCGATGAGCTGATCGGAAATAAATACACCCCAGATCGCACCACCACAAACCCGGCGCGTACATCGCTGGCGCAGCAGCGCGAAAAGGTCAGTCGTAAATTTGCAAAGCTCACTCCGCTACGTGGTACCGGTGCTGAAGGCTATCTGAAAGGCAGGGGGATTAACTCTCTTCCGGTTGAGAGCATCAGATACTGCGACAAACAGCCTGTAGACGGCAAAAACCTTCAGGCTATTTATGCGCTGGCGACGGATGACAAAGGCGAGCTTTGCTATCTGCACCGCACCTTGCTCGACGGCGAGAAGAAAGCCCAAACAGGTGGCACAGCCAAAAAGATGATGAAGCTCCAGGAAGACAATTACCTGGAGTACGCCAAATCCGTAGCTATTCGTTTATTCCCTGTAGCCTCGACGCTGGGCATTGCCGAAGGCATCGAAACGGCACTGTCCTGCCATCAAATCACCAAGTGCAATACCTGGGCAACGATGAACACGGCTTTCATGAAAAAGTTCCGCGTTCCTGCAGGGGTAAAGAACCTCATTATTTTTGCTGATGCCGACGCTAACGCCGCTGGTCATGCTGCAGCCATGGTATGCGCCGAAGCAAACCTCCACGCAAAAAACGATCTGGAGACTGTCTCCGTCCGCTGGCCTGCCCAGGGGGATTTCAACGACCTGCTGAACAATGGCTCCGAAGTCTACGAGTGGGTTTTTCACAGAGGGATGAAGCAATGAAAAAGCCGGTAAAGGCGAAGGTGAAAACCTACAAACCGAAGGAATGCGCTCAGTGCGGGGATACCTTCACGCCTACTCGTAACCTTCAAAAAGTATGTGGTCCTCGTTGTGCCATTGACTACAACCGTGCGCAGAAGGCTAAAAAGGCTGCACAGGAGAGCAAAGCAAACCTGAAGATTCGCAAGAAGGCGCTCCAGCCTCGTGGGTACTTTGTCAGTAAGGCGCAAACGGCGTTTAACGCTTTCATCCGTGAACGAGACGAGGGGAAACCTTGCCCATCCTGCGGTAACTACCACCCACCAATGATCTACGGCGGTCAGTGGGATTGTGGGCACTTCCTGAGTGTTGGCTCGCGCCCTGAACTGCGTTTTGAAGAAAAGAACGCATATCGGCAGTGCAAAGCCTGTAACGGTGGTGCTGGTCGCTTTACCGCTAAAAACAAGACGGTGCACGAACGTTACAGAGCAACGCTCATCGACTGGTTTGGTATTGAGCTGGTGGAATGGCTGGAAGGGCCACACGAGGCGAAGCACTACTCACGAGAAGAACTTGAAGAGATTGCGGCTACTTACCGCCGTAAAACCCGCGAACTGAAAAAGCAGAGGGCCGCATGAGCTACGACCTTATCTATTGTGATCCACCCTGGGAGTACGGGAACACCATCAGCAACGGCGCTGCCTGTAATCATTACGGAACCATGGGGATTGAGGAATTAAAACGTCTGCCAGTGTGGTCGCTGGCTGCTGAGAATGCGGTACTGGCCATGTGGTATACCGGCACCCATAACCGTGAAGCTGTGGCCCTCGCTGAGTCCTGGGGATTTAAAGTCCGCACCATGAAGGGATTTACCTGGGTGAAGCTGAATCAGCATGCCGCTAAACGTTTTGATAAGGCGCTGGCTGGTGGTGAGCTGGTGGACTTTAACGACCTGTTAGAAATGCTGGAAAGCGAGACCCGCATGAATGGCGGCAACCATACCCGAAGCAATACCGAGGACGTCCTGATCGCTACCAGAGGGGCGGGCCTACAACGCGCCAGCGCATCGGTAAAACAAGTTGTTCATACCTGCCTGGGCGAACACAGCGCGAAGCCGTGGGAAGTTCGGAACCGACTGGAAAAACTATACGGCGAAGTGAAACGAATCGAATTATTTGCTCGGGAAGAGTGGAAAGGATGGGACCGCTGGGGAAATGAGTGCAACAACAGCGTCGAACTTATTACAGGACAAATTAAAGAGGTGAACAATGCAGCGTGATATTCAACTGGTACTGGAACGCTGGGGAACCTGGGCGACGAGTGAAGGGACTCAGGTCAGTTGGTCACCTATCGCAGCCGGGTTTAAGGGGCTCCTTCCAGCAGTAGGTAAATCCCGAGATTCATGCTGTGACAATGATGGGATGATTGTTGATACGGCTGTTGGGATGCTTAAGCGACACGGAAGGGAAGACGAGTTAAATCTGATCATGCTGCATTACATGTATAACGTCTCCAAATCGACAATTGCGCGGCAACAAAAATGCTCTGAGGGGAAAATAAGAAACAGGCTGATGATTGCGGAAACGTTTATTGATGCCTGCATCATCATGACGGGGGCTAAATTAGAAATGGATGAGTGGGCTCACAAAATAGGAATAGATAAAGTTGCGTAAAAGACTATTCGTTACGAATTTTACCTATTAATATGTTAAGAGTGGTCACTTAGACACGAACTTAAAAGAATTTGAAACCTCGCTTTGGCGGGGTTTTTTGCTTTATGGTGGTATTCATGACAGACACCCAAACGAAAGGAGATTCCATGGGGTTTTATTACGTTTACCAGCATAAAGAGGAAGGTTTGGAAGTTGAGAAGCATCTTGTTGTTTCAGAAGAGTATCTTGATAGAGATAGCGCTAAAATGGCTAGGTCTAAGCATATGCTCAATGATAGGGGATGTGTATTCTCAGAAATTATTGAGGCATCATCACCGCAAGAAGTGCTTCAAAAGGTACAGCCGGAATTGATGAACCGCTGGATATAAAAACACCAATAACCCAATGTCGAAGGTCGCTTATGCGGCCTTTTTTATTCCCCTCATTTCTGAGAGGACTCACAGCAATAAAGAGGGGGCTAAATGTCCGATCCGATTTCCGGTACTGGGCTGGCTGGTGGTGTCCTGACTGGTGCCAGTGTTTATGGATTTCTGTCCGGAACCGATTACGGCGTCGTGTTTGGCGCATTTGCCGGAGCTGTATTTTACATTGCAACAGCTGCGGACCTTAGTGCAACGCGTCGGCTGGCGTATTTTGTCGTGTCCTACATCGCCGGGATCATCTGCTCAGGGCTGGTGGGTTCAAAGCTGGCTGACTGGACTGGTTACAGTGATAAGCCTCTGGATGCCATCGGTGCCGTAATCGTTTCGGCTTTAGCTGTCAAAATCCTGACGTTCCTGAACAACCAGGATGTCGGCTCGCTGGTGGCGCTGATAACGCGCCGGGGAGGTTCAGGTGGTACTAAATGACCCATCGGCAACAATCAACGCGCTGCTTTGCGCTGGGGTAGTGCTGACCCTGATGTTTTACCGTCGCGGTGATTCCCAACATCGACCATGGATATCTCGCTTAGCGTGGCTGCTTACGGTCATCTATAGCGCCGTACCGCTGGCGTATCTTTGCGGTATCTACCCTTATTCATCGTGGGCCACTATCGGGGCCAACATTATTTTCCTGTCTGTGCTGGTCGCCGTCAGAGGCAACGTGGCACGCCTGGTTGATCATCTGAGGCAATAAATGAACCAATCACAATTTCAGCAGGCGGCTGGTATCAGCGCCGGGCTTTCTGCGCGCTGGTTTCCGCACATTGATGCGGCAATGAAAGACTTTGGAATTACAGCGATTAATGATCAGGCCATGTTCATTGCACAAGTTGGGCATGAATCCAATGGCTTTACCTCGCTGGTAGAAAACTTTAACTACTCGGTTGAAGGGCTGAAGAAAACCTTCGGTAATCGCCTGACGCCGTATCAGTGTGAAATGCTGGGTCGTGTTGATGGTAAACAGGTCGCTCATCAGCCACAAATAGCCAATCTGGTTTACGGTGACCGCATGGGGAATAACAGTCAGGGTGATGGCTGGAAATATCGCGGTCGTGGCCTGCTGCAAATCACTGGTCGTGAGAACTACACCAAATGCGGTACAGCGCTGAAGCTTGACCTTGTGAGCACTCCGGAACTATTGACGCAAGAGCGACACGCGGCCCGTTCGGCGGCATGGTACTTCACGTTACGCGGTTGTCTCCTCTATTCGGGGGATGTGGAACGCGTCACGCAGATTATTAACGGCGGGCAGAACGGCATTAAAGACCGCCGTGAACGTTACGCCAAAGCTAAAGCCGCACTGGTGTGAGGTCACTATGGGACTTGAAATGATTATCGGCCTGATTGTTGCCGCGCTGGCAGCAATTGCCGGTGCTTTTGGTCTGGGTAAATCTCGCGGTACCAGTATCGCCGAAACAAAAGCGGACCAGCAACGCACTGAAGAGCGTGCAGCAGCTACAGAAGCGGTAGCCGAACGCCGGGTAGAAACAACAAAAGGAGCCAGGGATGTACAGCAGACTGTTAATCATCTTCCTGATGACGATGTTGACCGTGAGTTGCGCGAAAAATTTACCCGCAAAACCTGAAGTAACGGACACGGCCTGTGACTGGGTAAGCATCATCTACCTTACTGAGCACGACATTGCTGTGCTGGATAAGCAGACGAAGCGGGACATATTGGCGCATAACAGGTCTGTTCAGCATAACTGCCCAAATAAAATCATCCCAGCCTCGCAATAGCGAGGCTTTTTTATTACTAAGAGAGTAAAGAATGAAAAAAGAACAACGTTGTGACTCAATTCTGCCGGTGGCAAAAGAATTTAAATTCAGCCTGGGTCAATTGGTGAACCTGCGTATCAGTGATGAGTTTGGTGAGGTAAAAGCCCGTTCTCAGCATGTCAATGGTGAGAATCAGTACTTTATTTACTACCAGGCGGCGGATAATTGCGCGACTGAGCGTTGGTTTTCCGAATCGCAACTGGTAGCGGTGGAAGATGACCGTTCTCCGGGTATGCCTGTCTTTGGTTGTGTTGAGTTGCCGGAAGGTGCGGCGGTTGAAGAGTAAGGCATTACAGCAGGCATTCACTGAATGTCTACGATAATGCCCTAGGTAAGGATTCACGAATGCCAACTCTTAAAGACTTGTCTCAACAGCTGAAACAAGTTCAGAAACAGATACCGTTCGCCACTGCTCAAGCGATGACAAAAGTTGTACGCCAGATTGAGGTGGCTCAGAAAACGGCATTCGAACGGCATCTGGAGAGCCCCACGCCGTTTACCGTTAAATCAGTTGGTTCGGTGGCGGCAAGAAAGAACAATCTGACTGCAAAGGTTTTTGTCCGTGATACCGCTGCTGGTTATCTGGAACCATTCGAGTTTGGTGGAGAGCACAAGCTCAATAGCCAGGCTCTTTTGAATCCCAAGAACGTTAAGCTGAACAAATACGGCAACATGCTGCGTAATAAGCTCTCACAGCTTAAAACAAAGGAAAATGTATTCGTAGGCGAGGTCGATGGTGTTAACGCCGTCTGGCAGCGTAAGAAACCGATGAAAGCTAAGAAGCGACGAGCCAAGCGCTCCGCTAATGGGACGCGAAGACCGAAGCGTAAACAGCGTTCTCCAAAGCTTTTGATTCGGTTTGGTGATGCGCTACCGGTGACTCCTGTACTGGGCTATATGGACCGCTCACGCGCAATGGCATCTGGTCTGCTACCGGGTGCGCTAAGCAGCGCCATAGCTGAGGCAATTCGAACGGCAAAATAGCATACTAAATGAAATGAGGTGGTTGAAATGGATGAACGAGAATTCAGGCATGTTATCGCTCTGCTTCTTGAGGATGTTAAGCGGCTTCAGGAATTAACCCCAAATGCAGGCACAGAGGCCCGCATATGGATTGCAAAGCAAGCTCTGGAGTCCGGAGATCACGAGGGCTAAACCTTATCGTGGTTTATGTAATATCGACCAGCAGACTTCGTAACCATCACGATTGGATTAGGGCGAATTTTTTCAGCAACGGATTCAGCAAGATTACCAACATCTTCTTTTGATTTATTGGTGCTTTCATAGTTGTACTCGGCGCTTGGAAGATAATAAGTATTGCCTGAGTCTGTCGTGATCGTTCTATTAAATCCTCTTTGCTTCATTGATTTGTGTAGTTCTTCATAGTCAGCATCTTCTGAATTACGAAGTTCTACTCTAACTGTGAATTTTGCCATGTTTTTTCCTTGCTGGCGGTGTGAGAGCTTTCAGCATACCACCGAGCCTGAAGTGGTGAAAATACAGGCAAGTCAAGGTGCAGTGCTGCTCAGATAATTTTGGGTCCTTCCTGTGACTTTTGTAAGGCACGGGCATTGCGCGCCGCGTTGTTTTCCTAGCTACAAAATTTGAATTTGTGTCCCATGCCCCACCATGGGTGGATCATCTGGCATACCGCGCCAGCGCTGATTATTCCTGTTTATTCCAGTGGGACATTTAGGTGGGAAATTTGAAAAATGTCCCAGGCGAATGTCCCAATCAAAAAATGTCCCAGGTGATGTCCCATGACAACGATGAATCAGAGCCAGTACGCGCAACACTCGGGGGTTGACCGTAAGACCATCGGGCGCTGGATAAAAGCTGGTCGTTTCATCGTGATGGATGGTGACCTGATTGATGTTGAAGCCAGTGATGCAGCGCTAAAGAAAAATCGTGATGGTAAAGACCCGCGAGCCACGAACGCGAAAAAAAAGAAAACACCTGCCGCCAGTAATGACGGTGGTACTGAAATTGAGAAAGCGGCCCAGCAAATTATTCTTACCGAAGGTGCAACACTGAGCAGGGAAGAGGCTGCAAGGGTACGTGAAAACTATATGGCTCTGCTGGCAAAGCTTCAGTATGAAAAAGACAGCGGCCAGACAATTGAATTGGTTGCCGCCGAGGAGGTTCTTTTCAACGCCTTTCGCCAACAGCGTGATGCCTGGCTGAACTGGCCTTCCCGAGTGGCACCGTTGATGGCTGCTGATCTGGATGTGCCAGCGGACAGGATGACAGAGGTGCTGATTGAAAATGTCCACAAACATATCTCAGTCCTCGGAGAGCCAGAATTTAACCCAGCGGAAGATTGAGCGACTTAGGCTTAGTGTCCGGAAAGGATGGACTCCACCACCGAGAATTAGCGTGGCTCAGTGGGCGGACGATTTCCGCAAACTAGCGAAAGAGGCAGGCAGTACTTCCGGTAACTGGGAAACCTCTACGGTTGAAATTGCCCGTGGGCCAATGCTGGCGGCAACAGAATCTGGCGTTCACGTCATAACGGTTATGTGCTGTACCCAGTTGATGAAAACCGCGCTGCTGGAAAACCTGTTTGGTTATTTTGCTCATCTTGATCCGTGTCCGATGCTTCTGCTGCAGCCGAAAGAAGAAGCTGCTGAGCAGTTCTCGAAAGAGCGCATCACCCCACTGGTTAGGGTGACACCAGTACTTCGTAAAATTATTGGTGATTCAAAGCAAAAGAGCTCTAAAGAAACCATTCTCTACAAATCGTTTACTGGCGGCTTTCTGGCACTGGCTGGTGCTGGTAGCCCGGATAACCTTGCGCGTCGTCCGATCCGTGTCCTTCTGGCGGATGAGGTAGATAAATATCCGATTACCCGTGAAGGTGATCCTATCGCCCTGGCGGAAGAACGAACCGCTACTTTTGGCCTAACCTGGTTGTCTGTCAGAGCCTGTTCTCCCACGGTTGAGGATGAAAGCCGTATAGCGGATAGCTATGCAGATTCAGACCAGCGCCGGGCCTCTGTTGTTTGTCCGCACTGTGGCCATCGACAATTCCCTGATTTCTTTAAGCACGTTCAATGGCCGAAAGACGGGGATAAGCATCTGACTAAGTCAGCCATGCTGTACTGTGAATGTTGTGGGGCTGGTTGGTCAGAGGGGGAACGGTTAAGAGCATTACAGACCATCCGATGGCACCAGACCCGTCCGTTTGAGTGCTGCGGTAATCGTCATTCCCCATTGATGGATTATGACGCGGCCTGGCGAATTGTGGATGAGGGGAGTGTCGATAAAGTTTGGAGCTGGTCCGAGTCTGAGCGCCACGCTGTCTATCGTGCGACGTGCCCGGATTGTGGGCGTGAAGCCGTTGATAACCATCACGCCGGATACCAGGCATCAAAATTATTTAGCCCCTGGCAGAAAGATAAACCATCTGATATCGCTGAGAAGTACATCAAAGCTAAAGGGGACCCGGACAAAGAGCAAGCCTGGTGGAATACCCAAATGGGGCTACCTCACAGGCCAAATCACGGTAAGCAGCTTCCGGTAGATATTCTTCTATCTCGCCGTGAGGTTTTCCCAGCAAAAGTTCCGGATGGCGTTGCATTGCTGACGGCTGGAATTGATACCCAGGACGATCGCTTTGAGATTGAAGTAATTGGCTGGGGGAGAAACGAAGAGTCCTGGTCCGTTTCCCATGATGTTATCTATGGCGATCTCGAAACTGATGAACCATGGCGGCGGCTTGATGCGTACCTCAAACAAGTATGGCGTAGGGCTGATGGCCGGGGACTAACCATCATGGCGGCCTGTCATGACTCCGGTGGTCACCACACTCAGAAAGTTTACGAGTTTGCAAAAGAACGGCTCGGGCGTCGTATCTGGGCCATCAAAGGCGAATCAGCACAGGGTGGGAAACGAAACCCAGTCTGGCCGACAAAAAGACCTTCATCGAAAAGCAAAGCGCAATTCAGGCCAATCATTCTGGGTGTTAACTCTGCGAAGGATGCAATTCGTGGGCGACTGCACCTTGAACCGCCAGCGCCTGGTATGCCTGCAGCTGGATATATGCATTTCCCGGAGGATCGGGATATTGGTTACTTCAACCAACTACTTGCTGAGCGGCTCGTATACAAGGTGGTTGCAGGGCAGCGTTTCAGCGTTTGGGAAGCTATTCCTGGTAGGGCTAACGAAGCTTTGGATTGCCGTGTTTATGGTTACGCCGCGCTCTGTGGGCTTATGCATATGGGACTGAAGCTGAACGTTCGGGCAGCAAATCTGGAAGCTAACCCAGATAAATTCCTGCCAGCTCCCACTAAGCAGGAAGAACAGATCAGCTACGAGTTACCCGGCGTTGTCATTGAAGAAGCTGCACCGGTTAAGCGTAAGCGAATGTCACAACTTCTGCCGAAATAAGGAAAATCATGTTTAACCGGAACACCAGTCTGCTGGCTGGCGCGATGACTGATGCTCAGCTCAGAGATGCGCTTGCGAAAGCTCAGCAGGCTTACATTGACTTAGCAACCGGAAGCCACGGTGTTTCGTTTTCCTATTCTCAGGGGGACGGAACACGATCCGTATCCTACCAGCAAAGTTCGCTGGCAGACTTGCTGGCTCTGATCCAGCTCCTGCAGGCGCAATTGGGGATTATCTCGCGTCCCCGCAAGCCAGCGAGGTTTAGATTCTGATGAATAAAGTACAGATATTGGGCCCAGATGGGCAACCTATGCGCCCAAGTAGACCATCAATGCTGGTGGGCGGAAGCCGCGTACCTTATGACGCGGCTGATTCATTCAGTGACCAGTTGGCAAATTGGCAACCTGCTCTGTGGTCTCCAGACAACGAAATCAACATTTACCGGGATCGCATTGTTTCTCGCGCTCGCGATTTAGTTCGTAATGATGGTTGGGCAAACGGTGCTGTAACCCGGTTGTTGGACAACGCCGTCGGCGCAAATTTCCGACCCATTATGAAGCCTGATTATCGGGTTCTCAGAATGATTACGGGAAACAAAGCGTTTGATTCATCCTGGGCGGAAGAGTATGGGAAAGCACTGGATGGACACTGGCGAACATGGAGTAACGACACTGGGCGGTATTGCGACGTAGAACGGAAGTTGACTGTATCACAGATGCTGAGGTTGGGCTTTCGTCACAAGCTTATCGACGGCGATGCTCTGGCTATTCTCCAATATCGAACCGATCGACTTGGTCGTGGCAGAGGTCGTTATGCCACCACGGTTCAGATCGTTGACCCTGACCGCCTTAGTAATCCTCAGCAGAATTTTGATATGCCGAATGTTCGCGGTGGTGTTGAAATTGATAATGACGGTGCGCCAGTGGCATATCACATCAGGGAAGCCCATATGGGGGACTGGTGGAGCGGTGCTAAAACGATGACTTGGCAGCGCATCCCGCGCGAAACTGCATGGGGGAGACCGCATGTAGTTCATGATTTTGACCATGAGCGTGGTGCTCAGCATCGCGGTAATGGCATTTTGACCCCAGTGATCCAGCGTCTGAAAATGCTGGTCAAATATGACCAGAGTGAATTGGAAGCGGCGATTCTTAACGCAATTTTTGCAGCTTATATTGAGTCGCCATATGACCCTGCGATGGTTCAGTCTGCTCTAGGCGAAAACTATGACGAGTCTGAAATTGGCGCATATCAGGATGGACGAGTCGAGTTTCACAATGACCGTCGGCTGACGCTTCAGAATGGTGCTCGAATGCCCATTCTTTATCCTGGTGAAAAAATCACTACAGTGAACGCGGCCCGGCCTTACAGCAACTTTGAAGTATTTGAATCGGCGGTTCTCCGCAATTTTTCATCTGGTACTGGGCTATCTCCGCAGCAGGTGACGCAGGATTGGTCCGATGTTAACTACAGTTCTGCTCGTTCATCGTTGCTTGAAGCCTGGAAAACACTAACCCGCCGCCGGGATGATTTCTCGACAGGTTTTGCTCAACCTATTCTCACCGCCTTTGTTGAAGAAGTTCACGACAATGAGGATTTACCTCTGCCTGCAGGCGCACCGGATTTCGTTGATGCCAGAGCAGCATATTCACGTGCTCGCTGGATGGGGCCGGGGAGAGGCTGGGTTGATCCTGTGGCAGAGAAAAAAGGTGCAATCCTTGGTCTGGATGCTGGCCTTTCAACTCTGGAAATTGAAGTGGGTGAAAACGTTGGTGAAGATTGGGAGGAGGTTCTCGATCAGCGTCAGAGGGAAATTGAATCCTGCCTTAAACGTGGGCTTCCATTGCCTAGCTGGGCACAGGCTGACCAGTTTGCTAGTCAGACAATTACCGATCCGGAGGAAAAGTGAATCTACCTCATTTGGCTCAGCGGCTATTTAATACCCCGCTGGCCTTACACCCGAATAAAGCCGAAGTCATTATGGCCGCTGTTATGGACCGCTTCGGAATCTCTCGGGTTGAATCATCCATGGCAATGAACGACGAGGACAGTTACGGATATGACGATAACCGGGGCCGGGAAACCAAACGTGACCCTGGTTATGACAACGTAGCTGGTGTGGCCGTTATCCAAATCACCGGAACGTTGGTGCAGAAATTAGGCTGTTTGCGCCCATACAGCGGCATGACGGGTTATGACGGAATTCGCCAGGCATTTCTAACCGCGCTGGCAGACCCCGAGGTGGATGGTATCTGTCTTGATATTGATTCACCTGGTGGTGAAGTCGCTGGGTGTTTTGACCTGGTGGACGAAATCTACAATGCCAGGGGAGAAAAGCCGATTCATGCCATCCTCACCGAGAACGCTTACTCGGCGGCCTATGCCATCGCCAGCGCAGCAGACCGAATTTCTGTTCCTCGTACCGGTGGTGTCGGCTCTGTGGGTGTCATTACGATGCATCTTGACTGGACCCAACGTATTAAAGAGGACGGTCTGAAGGTCACGATCATTACTTTCGGTAGCCGGAAGGCGGAAGGTTCACCCTATCGGGAGCTGTCTGCTGAAGCTCTGGAAGCTATCCAGCACGATATTAACGCCATGGGGGAATTGTTTGTAAACACGGTCGCCCGTAACCGGGGGATGAGTGCAAAGGTTATCAAAAATACCCAGGCGGCCTGTTATATGGCGGCTGATGGCGTAGAAATTGGACTAGCAGATGAGGTTTGCACTCCTGATGCTGCGTTCAGACATTTACTTCAAGTAACAGGATCTTGAGATGACGAAGAAAACTTTTAATTTTGCTCACCTGATTGGGTTTGGCAAGTCAGCATCTGAAGAGGATGAAGACAAAAAAGCCAAAAAAGCGAAGGCTCGTAAGGCAGAAGAAGACGAGCGCGACGAAGATGCTGAAGACGACGATGAGCGTGATGACGACGCGGAAGAAGACGAACGCGACGACGATGCTGAAGATGACGGTGATGATCAGGAAGCATCAGAAGACGATGATTCTGAAGACGACAGCGACGGCGACGACAACCGAAAAGAAAGCAAAGCGGTTAAAAATGCCCGCGCCGCCGAGCGTAAACGTTGTGCCCGTATCTTCGGCAGTAAGCACGCCGCGGCGAATCCTTCACTGGCCGCGTCGCTGGCATTTAATACCGGTATGAGTTCGGCGGCTGCAATCAGTGTCCTGGCCTCTTCAGCCCCGGCACAACAGCCACAGGCGACCCATAAACGTTCGCTTGATCAGAGAATGCAGGATAACCAGGTTCGGCTGAGGCCAGATGGTAACCGACCTACCCGGAACAAATCTGCGCTGGTGGATAAAATGACCAGTCTCTATAACTCTACGACAGGAGAGAAGTAATGGATCAATTTGGTCAGAACCCGTTTGAACCGGGTATGAAGAGTTTGCTGTTTGTACCAGATCAACTGGTTGCAGGTACGCTCCAGCTGGTTACTGACAGCGGGATCATTACCGGCGGCGCTTTTAAGCGTGGCACGGTGCTGGGACTGGTGTCTGCCAGCGGAAAATACACCCAATGTGTGAAAACTGCTGAAGATGGCAGCCAGGCACCTGTGGCTATTCTGGTTGATGATGTTGACGCATCGTCTTCTGATCAGACTGGTGGCCTGTATCTGATGGGAGAGTTTAACCAGAACCGCGTCACTATTGACGCATCCTGGACGATTGCAGAGATGAAAGCTGCACTAAGGCTGCTGGCCATTTTCCTGAAAGACAGTAACCAGGCTCCGGTTTCCTGATTTAAATCCCCTTAAACAATTTCTCTGCTTTTTGCTTTAACCGGCAGGGGCTCGCTCATTCCAAATTCCTGCCGGGTTTGCCCGGCACCATCAAGAGACTGATTATGGAAAATATTTTTGATACCAGTGTGCTGGTACAGGTCGTTCCTAACCTGAAAACCAGTCAGAACTGGCTGCTTGATCGCTTCTTCCCTAATGTCGTGACTTATGAGACTGAAGAGGTGGCAATTGATGTTGATGTCGGCCTGCGTCGTATGGCCCCGTTCGTTTCCCCGCTGGTGGAAGGTAAGCTGGTCGAATCCCGTAAATACCAGACCAACACCTTTAAACCCGCTTACATCAAAGACAAGCGGGCACCGGACCTGCGTAAACCCATCCGCCGTCAGATTGGTGAGAAAATTGGCGGGGAATACACCGCTGCCGAGAGAGAAATGCTGAATCTGCAGTTTGAAATGACTGACCAGATCGACATGATAAATCGTCGTCTGGAATGGATGGCAGCCAGCGCACTGGTGTCGGGCACAGTTACCGTTACCGGGGAAGGCTATGAAACTAAAGTGGTGGATTTTGGGCGTGCTTCTGACCTGACCATCACTCTTAGCGGCTCGGATAAATGGCCACTGACTGTTGCTGCTGGCGCTACCAATACCCAGCCATCAGATGACGTTGAAATCTGGCAGACGACTTTCCTGAAAGAGTCCGGCTCTGTCGCCACTGATCTGGTCTTCACGAATAAGTCATGGCGCGCATTCCGGCTGGATACCACCATCAAGGATAATGCCATCACGTTCCCGGCGCTGAGCCCGTTTGGTAACCAGATTAACGCTGGCCCACAGGTGATGAAGGGCGCTATCTATAAAGGGCGCTGGGGTAACTTTGACCTATGGTTATATAACGACTGGTTTATTGACCCGCTCGATAATGTCGAGAAGCCGATGATCCCCGACGGCGCTGTTATTATGTCTGGCGCTGACCTGATGGGTACCCGTGCCTTTGGCGTCATCCTCGACCCGGCATTTAATTACGGTCCTCTGGCCTATGCGCCAAAATCCTGGGTGAAAGAAGATCCTGCCCAGCGTCTTATCCTGATGCAATCCTCCCCGCTGGTTATTCCGAGCCGGGTTAACGCATCCCTCTGTGCGACGGTGGTCTGATATGGCTAAAACAACCAAAACTACACCGGGCGATGATCTGAATGCGGAAGGGACTGCCGCTGATGGTCTGAATGTTGACGAGCTGAATGCCGGCGGCAACGTTCAGGAGTCCCAGCCGCTTGACGATAAACAAGGTGCCCCATCAGAGGATGAGGATGTCGCTGAAGAAGATATTCAGGAAGCAGAGGAACCCTATTTTGTGGTGTTGAAAGGGAATTGCATTCGCCATGACGGTGAGGTTTACCGGGAAAACTCCCGCATTCCGGTTTCCGGTAAGGATGCTGAGCGTCTGCTGGCCGCTGGTGTGATTGCCGATGTTCAGGTTCTGCGGCAGCGTGCATTATCTGCTGCGCGTGGTGTGAAAATCACAACGGAGTAAGCTGATGGGCGTGGACTGGGATTTACATCTCTTAAGCCCGTTACATGGCATTTTCGGCGATGAGCATGAGTACCGTCCTAAAGACGGTACCTCTTTTCTGATTAACGGTATTTTCGATCGCGGCTATTCCGTCGTGACTGAAAATCTTGACGGTGATTCAGCCATAAATACAACGAGCCCGGTTCTAGGTGTGCGCGATGCTGAGTTCACTAACTTAGGCAGAGCGCTCCCTGCTGTATCCGACCGTGTGTTTATTAAAAACGTTGGCGGAAAGCCTGTGAATCAGTTGTTCGTCGTGATGAACGTTGAACCAGATAGCCATGGCGGTTCAAAACTTGTACTTAACGTAGCGAAACAACGATGAATGCTTCAGACATTCGAAAGATGGTGGTGCTGGCGCTGACAAATACCACTGACGCGGCTGCTCGTGTCTTTTCTCCGCGTGACTGGCCTACATCTCCGGTGGAATATCCCGCCTTACTCATCCAGACCCCTTTCGACCATAAAAAGGCGATGGGGCGAAATACGCCGTCCTTCACTACCGTGACAACTGTCCGTATCACTGGTCGGGTGCAGGAGTATGACGGTGAAACGGATGATGATGGGGCGATGCGCGCAGAAGTGGCGCTGGAAGACTTGCGTGAGCAGGTAGAGCGAGCAGTCATCAACAGTTATGAACTGACCCGGAAAATACAAAAGTACGCCGAAGTTCGCTCAACGATCAATGTTGATGCAGACGGCGAGGCTCATATGGGCCAGCTGCTGTATGAAATTGATATCGAACATTACCAGGGGCCGGAAGATTTCTACCCGGTTGAAACGGTTCCCCTGGAGGGTATGGATATCATGATCGTAATGCCAGATGGCACCCCGCAACCTGGGATTAGTATCAACCTTCAGGAGTAAATCATGTTTGTAAAACCGAATAATGGGCTCAGCGTTCGCTGCCCCGTTAAGGGCACCTCTTTGCCGAAAGAGGGCGCAGAAGTCCCGGATAATACCTTCTGGCGTCGCCGCCTGAGTGATGGTGATGTGGTTGTGGCGAAGCCGAAAGCCGCTGCAAAAGGCGATTCACAAAAAAATGAGGGAGATACTGAATGACTGTTCCATTCGCTCGTGTTCCCGATAATCTGCGGGTCGGGCTATTTTTCGTTGAGTTTGATAACTCAATGGCGAATAACGCCACAGCAACGCAGCGTACCCTACTTATCGGTGGGATGCTGGCTTCAGGCTCAGCAACAGCTGGTATTCCTGAACGCGTTTCCTCTCCTGATACAGTCGGTGAGCTTGCCGGGAAAGGCAGTATCCTTCACGCCATGATGACGGCGTATCAGAAAAACGATACAGCAGCGGAAGTCTGGATTTTGCCACTGGAAGAAGACCCTGACTCGATGACTGTTGCAACGGGTTCGATTAAGGTCACCAGCGCACCAACGGCAACCGGTGTTATTTCACTGTACATCGCTGGTGAGCGGATTCAGCTTACCGTTGTGGCAACGGACACTGTTGCTTCAATTGCTACGGCTCTGGCCGCTGCAATTAATACTAAAAATATCCTCCCGGTGACAGCCAGCGCGGCAACTGACACCATCACACTGACGGCTAAAAACCACGGTCTGGTTGGCAATGGTATTGATATTCGCCTGAATTATCTCGGTCTTCCCGGTGATGAACGCACACCAGCAGGTCTGGAACTGACCATTACTGCTATGCACGACGGCGCAGGAGCCCCCGATCTTACCGGGGCGCTGGCAAACCTTCAGGACCGTACTTTTGACTTCATCGTGAACCCATATGATGACACCAGTTCTCTGGATGCGATGAAAGCCTTCTTATCCGATATCAGTGGTCGCTGGGCATGGGATAAACAACTCTATGGGCATTCTTTCGGTACTACCGCCGGGACCTATGCTCAATTAGGCACAAAAGGAGAGGTGCGTAACAACCAGCACGAAACCCTGATGGGCGTGAACAAATCACCATCACCAACCTGGTTATGGTCTTCCGGATATACAGGCGCTGCGGCTGTCAGCTTGCGTAATGATCCGGGGCGTCCTGTTCAATCCCTGGCTATTTTGGGTGTGCTGGCTCCAGCACTTCAGGACCGTTTTGAACTGACAGAGCGTAACAATCTGCTGTACAGCGGCATTTCTACTTTCACGGTTGATGATGACGGTATGGTTCGTATTGAAAACCTGATCACCACTTATCAAAAAAATGCATACGGCGATGCGGATGATAGTTATCTGGAAGTTGAAACACTTTTCAGCCTGATGTTTGTCACTCGTTACCTTCGAACAGCAGTAACCAGCAAGTTTGGGCGGATGAAGCTGGCTGCTGATGGTACTCGCTTTGCTCCTGGTGCTGCGATTGTTACCCCGAACATTATCAAAGCTGATCAGATCGCCGAATACGGAAAGCTGGTGTGGAACGGGTATGCACAAGACAAAGAGGCATTTGCTAAAAACATTATTGTTGAGCAGAACGCCAAAAACCCTAACCGCGTTGATGTGTTGTGGCCGGGAACTCTCATTAACCAGCTACGTGTTTTCGCGTTACTCAACCAGTTCCGCACTCGTGCTGAATCAACAGGAGCTTAAACGATGGCAGGTGATACTTCTAACCGCCTGGCGGGGACCGCGTACGTCACCGTTAACGGTGTGACGGTGATGGTGGAAGGCTCCTTTAAATATCAGGTGTCTAAGGTAAACCGCACTACCTTATCTGGGATGGATGGCGTTCATGGGTACAAAGAAAAGCCTGTAGCACCTTACATTTCAGCCCGCTTACGTGATAGCGGCGGGACTAACGTCCAGGGTTTTGGCGAGCAAACCAATGTCAACATCGTTGCCGAACTGGCAAATGGTAAAACGATTATTGGTGAAGGGCTCTGGACGGTAAACGTTCAGGAAGTGGAAAGCGAAGATGCAGTTTTTGGTGTTCGCTGGGAAGGCCGGGAAGTAACGGAGAACTGATATGGCTGAATTAGAACGTGTAAAAATTATCCCTCTCATTAAACCTCTTGAGGATACGACGAAAAAAATTACCTATCCGGAGCTTGAACTTAAAGCTCCGACTCTCAGCCAGGCCGAACAGTTTTATGAAAAGCAGGCGTCGACCTCATCACTCGCGGCAATGCGTTTGTTAATTTCCCTTGTCACCGATACGCGTGAAAGCGTACTGGCACCAATGGACTTCATTGATTTTCGCAAGTGCGAGGATTATTTACTCAGTTTTTTGACCTGGAAGCCCTAACAGCCTGGCAAGAAGCAGCCGCTGACGTCACGTTTTACTTTCGATGGACAGAAGATAGGGCGTGGGGAATGACCCGCGCCCGATTGAAATGGTGGATAGCCCAGGCATCCCGGATCAACAAACTCAGGAAACCTGAAGACGATGAGTAATGTCTTTGATTTTGAGCTGGTGGCTAATGATCAGGTCAGTGATGTTATTGACCGTATCAATGAAGCTATCCGTGGGCTTGAACCTAAACTCGATAGAACGAAAGAAGGGCTTCAGTTAGGTGGGCAGGAAACAGTTGATGGGCTGAATGGCTTCATTTCACGTTTTGAAAATCTGTCTAAAACGGCCAGGGACAACGTGCAGCTTATCGGGGATATGGTTCCTCCCTTGAAAATGGTTGGGGAGCTATCTGGTAAGTTGGGTTCACTCGGTATTGCTGGTGCTGCAGGGTACGGGCTTAAACAGGTCGCCTACGGTTTTCGCGAAGCGTCCAGGGAAGCGTATAACCTGGACGTTTCATCAAAGAATGCTGGTATGCGTGTAGACGATTATTCCCGACTTGCTGGAGCGATGCGCATCCTTGGCGCTGATAGTGAAAGTGCCAATGCTTCTATCGATGGTATGGCGAAAACGCTGAAAGAAGCCGCCAGTGGAGCGAATGGGCAGGTACTTGGTGCGCTCGCACAGATCGGTGTTGAGATACAGAAAAATAATGATGGTTCTGTTGATACGCTAAAAACATTACAGGAGATTGCTCGTGTCTTCCCTTCGTTGCGGCCTGAGCAACAAAAGTCCGTAGCCGATGCTCTTGGGCTGACGCCAGAAATGTTGGCGTTAATGCGTGAAGGTGAGCGCATGAAAACGCTACTGGCTAAATCTGATGAGTTTGGGCTAACAATTGATCCTGAACTTAACAAAGAGCTCGGTGACATTAACGGTACTATGAACGAACTCAGTGCTTCATGGGATGGGTTATGGCAGCGTTCGAAAAATAAATCACTGACAGCCTTACTCTCTGATGGGTCAGTAAAAGACGGTTTGGAGGGGGTAACCGATCTTTTCACCAACGGTGATTTCACTGGCCTGTCGCATGCACTGGGATTTGTCAGTAGCGATAATGCAAAAAAGCTCCGGCGCATTCAGGGGGATAAGGAACTTTACAACAACCTGACACAGCGCGAGCGCGGGGCAGTAGATGCAGGTTTTTATACTGATGCTGTCAGCAAACGTTACGATGCCAATTACGGGGCGACGGATAGTGCTACTCAACTCCAGGCTGACTTGGCGGCAGTAACTAGCCAACGGGCTGCCGGGAGCAAATATGTTCCTTACCGCCAGAATGGTCAGTATGATGACTTACTAAATGAAGCTGGTATGCAGTACGGCGTAGATCCCCGCCTGCTGAAAGCCATCATGACTCAGGAATCTGGTGGACATCCTCAGGCGATCAGTAGTGCGGGTGCGAAAGGATTGATGCAAATTATGCCGTCCAATTTTAGTTCTACTGGGGTTACTGACTGGACTGACCCGCGTCAGAATATTATGGCCGGGGCAAAAATTATGTCCGAGAATCTGAAAAATTCAGGTGGTGATATTCCGCTGGCGCTCCGTTATTACAACGGGGGTTATGATAAAAGACGCTGGGGACCGCAGAACCGAGCTTATCCTGGTGCTGTTCTTGGGCACTACCAACAAATCCTCAATAATGAAACCCAGAGCAATAGCATTTTTCCTACCATCCCCGTTAATGAGCGTCCGGCCGGAACAGGCATTATCCAGCCCGTTCAGCCGAGTGGTGAGCAAAGTCAGGCTCAAACAGATAACCTTGCCCGCTCATTTAAAAGTGCAATGGAAGAGCAAAAAATGAAGCTTGAAATTACTATGGTGGACGGTAAAGGGGGGCGGAAGGAGTTCAGCACCCAGGATGGAGGGCGGATAACGTTACCCATGTCTTATTAAAAGATGATGGTATAAGGTATGATTGTAAGATATTAATTCAACACAGCGCTTGGATATTTCTATGAAAAAAATCACAGTCTACTTGTCTCTATCTCTTTTAATGATCCCTTTTGTTGCTCAATCACAGGGTTTAGCCAAGTGGATGTATCCCAATGGGATACCGACACTGAAGCAGGATAGTAGAGATAGGGGTGATTTAGACTTTGTTCTCGCTGTTACGAACGCGTCAACTGGTCAGGTGTCAATTCTTGATTTTCGACCAAACACCGATGCTGAGTCCTCGTGTTATGCGACACATGAATATAATAATCCTCAAATAAGAGATATTTCCCCTGCGAAAATCGCCGGAAAATATGTAAAAATGATATCCGTTTGTCTTGGGCAGAACAGCGGGATAATCCAGCCAAAAACTCAAGAGGGGAAAAAATATTTGAATGGATTAGTATTTTCTGGTGCACAAGTAGAAATTTATCTTTCCGATACTAAATTTATTTCATTCCCAGCGTCAGACATTGAGTCGATGAAGAAAAAGCTATCGGAGCTAAATTTAGCAATGTGACATAAATAAGTTAAAACATAAACCGCCGATCTGGCGGTTTTTTATTTTGGAGGTCTGATGCCAATTATTCAGAATGCAATTACCTCTTTAATGGGAGGTGGTGCAAGTGATGACTGGCAAAGTCAGTTGCAACCAAGCTCATTTCGCGGGGTTCCATTTGCGGTAGTGAATGAAGAAGGCAGTCATGGCCGCCGACAGGCTGTTCACGAATATCCGTATCGTGACACCGCATGGATTGAAGACCTTGGACGAGGTACACGGCGATTCGTTATCCGTGGTTTTCTGATTCAAAATAGTCTGGTTTATGGCGGTGGTGATGCGATCACTCAGCGGCAATCGCTGATAGCGGCTTGTGAAGAAAAGGGAAGTGGTACCCTGGTTCATCCCATCCATGGTGAATTAACCGTATCTATTCCTGAGAACGGTCTTCGCATTACCGGCTCGATGGAAAGTGGGCGGGTATTTGAATTCACCTTAATGGTAATTGAGTCAGGTGCTAAGGTTTTTGCCATCACTGATGGATCAGTAGCTGGCGACACTGTGAAAACTAATTATCTGAAAATGGTGACTACTGCTGTGGCCAGTACGCTTGCCAGGATAAAAGGTGAAATTCGCGGAGTAACTCAGGCAATCAATACCATTAGGGGGACAGTCACATTTTGGACCTCAATGGTTGACAGTACTGTTAGTGAAGTGACTAACGTCAGTAACGTTCTGAAATCTACTTTTGGCAATACTAAATACGGGCGGTACAGCAAAGGTTCAATAGGTGGGAGTTCTTCCGCTGTCAGTGGATCATCATCAACCGCTGATGTGGATGATGATCAGGTATTAACTGATTTGGTTGCCGCGCAGTCAGTGATGGACCGTAAAAACATTACGGATTCTGTTGATGAACTGAATAACTCGTCTACATCTGATGACTTTGTTCAGGGGATTGCTGATGTGGTTAATTCCATTCTGAACAGTGCCGGTAGTGTGAATGACAGGATTTCAGCACTGGAGAAACTCGCCAATTCCACGAATACTGCATATCAACTATCTGATAGCAGTAAAGCGATTTCAGCGACCATCAATACGTTGATTATTGTGTTGTGTACTGGAGCAATGACCAGCTCAGCCGCTGAAGCAAACCCAACTAGCCGTGATGAGGCGGAACGTTTAGCGCAGCGTGTTTCTCAGCAGTTGGATGAAGCATTGGTAGTCGTTGGTGATCGTGCAGATGATGAATTATATAATGCTCTGCTAAGCATCAGAACCGCTTTTATTTCTACGATGATGGAACGTTCGTCGGGATTAAGTGATCTGATGCTGGTGACAATGACTCAGGCTATACCCGCACTAACCCTTGCAAATCGCTTATATCAGGATGCTTCTCGTGCCGATGAATTAATTCAGGAGGCGCTTGTTCCGCATCCGGCATTTATGCCGCTTACGATGAAGGTGCTTAGACAATGAGTAAAGACAATGATCAGGATGTCGTTTCACTTACGGTTGGCGGCAAAATCATTGAGGGCTGGGATTCTGTTCGTGTAACAAGAGGAATAGAGCGTTTCCCTTCTGATTTCGATCTGGGTCTGATGGATTATTATCCCGGCAGCGACAATAAGCAGTTGGTTGAAGAGGGCATGTCTTGCAGCGTCACTATTGGCGATGATCTGACTGTTACCGGTTATGTTGATGACTGGGAACCAGCGATATCACGCTCTCGGCATGAAGTAAGAGCCACGGGGCGCAGTAAATGTCAGGACCTTGTGGATTGTTCTGCGGAGTGGCCCAATAACGTTATTAATGCCAGTAATGCGCTTGAAATTGCTCAGCGCCTGGCATCGTACTATGACATTCAGGTTTCGACTGATGTCGATGACTTGATTAAGGTACCTCAATTCACAATTAACTGGGGTGAATCACCACAGGAAATTATTGAAAGGGTGGCCCGTTGGTCAGCATTGCTCTATTACGACCAGCCTGATGGAAATTTGCTTCTGACTCGTGTTGGTACACGACGGGCCGCAAGCGGTATTGCAGAAGGCGTAAATGTTGAACAGGCATACTATCGTAGGTCAATGGCGGATCGGTTCTCGGACTATGTTGGCGTGTCTATGGGAATATCACCGATAGCCGGATTTTCACCTGATACAGCATATGACGCGGTAACGCTGGCGACGGCAAGGGACCCTGAAGCTGCCAAAATGCGTTATAGAAAGCATATTTCTATTATCGAAAGTACGTTGATGGCCTCGCATCAGGCACAGCGTGCAATAGATTGGGAAATGAATCGTCGATATGGCCGCTCAAAACAATTATCTGTAACCATCGACTCCTGGCGGGACAAGGATGGGAAACTTTGGGAGCCCAATACTCTGATCCCGGTTGACCTTCCAACACTGCAACTTCCTGATACTGAATTACTCATTGCTGAAGTCACTTATATGCGAGACGACAACGGCACACATGCGCGTCTAACGCTGATGCCGCCGGAAGCTTTCGCCATCCAGCCTTATGCCTTTTATCAGCAGATTCCAGGACTAAATACATGAACCAGAATTTGAAAAAAGCAGCAGTGCGAATTGCTGGGATGCTGGGGATTGGGCGGATCACATCTCAGAAAGACAGTGGGGAAATTCAACAAGCTCAATATCAGACTCCATTGGAGGTTGCCAGTGCGCCTCGGATGGCTGACTTCGGTTTTTCCTCCGGGCTTCCGGTAGGTACTGATGTTGTTATTGCCTTCATCGGCGGTGATCGTTCAAGCCCAGTAATCATTGCATCAAATCATCAGGGGTATAGACGAACTGGGCTGAATGAAGGGGAAACAGCCATCTATAACAAATGGGCGATGGAAGTGTTGCTCACTGAAAAGGGTGTCTTTATTGATGCTAAGGGGAAAGACGTGGAAGTAAATAACGCCACGAAAGTAACTATAAATGCCAGTGAGGGAATACTGGCAAATACTCCGGTTTTAAAGTGTACCGGAGACATTATAGACAACTGTGAGAGCAATACCCGAACGCTCAAAGAGCTCCGTGATGCTCACAATGATCATGACCATGTAGTTAAAAATGTTCAGAAGGGTAACGACGACGCTACCAGTGAGAAAACAGAGGAGCAGGTTAAATGAGTGATTTTTCCTCCTTCTGGAACGTGGACGAAATGATTGCCGACTGGCAGGAAGGCGCAGGGATGCTATCTACCGATAATGACCTTCAAACGGTAATTCTAATCAGTCTTTTTACCGATCGGCTGGCGCGTTCTGATGATAACTATGAAGATAGCGATCGTCGTGGCTGGTGGGGTGATACAGGTGAAGATCAGCAGCTTGGTTCACGGCTTTGGTTGTTACGGAGGGAAAAGCTAACGACTAATGTGGCAATCAAAGCTGAAACCTACGCGCTGGAAGCCCTTAAATGGTTGAAAGACGACGGTGTTGTAAATGACGTTGTCCCTGTTGCTCAAATCGTTATGCCAAATCGCTTGAACCTCACTATCCGGTATTTATCTCCGGGGCAAAACTGGCAGGAAAGCAGATTCTACTGGATATGGGAGAAACTTTAAAATGCCCTTTAAACGAAAGACTCTGACTGAGTTACGAGATGAAAACCGTAATTTTCTTCAGGCCGAACTAAAAAACGTTGGTGCGCTTCTCCGTTTTGCCAACCTAAAGGTTGTTGCCGATATGGATGCGGGGATGGCCCACCTGCATTACGGCTACCTTGATTATATGGCGCTGCAGTCCAACCCGTTCACGGCAACTGGTGAATACCTGGCTGGATGGATGGCCTTAAAACGCGTCTACAGGAAACCTGCCAGTGCCGCTAAATCAAAAGATGTGAAAGCGGTCGGGGCCGGAAACCGCATTATTCCCGCCGGAACGATTTTAAACAGGGGGGATGGCTATCAGTACACTGTAACCTCGGAAATCAAAATTCAAGATACCGGGGAAGGGCATGGAGGAATCACCGCTGTTTTGCCTGATGTCACGGATGATGTTACCGGTGGGGGCGCTAATGGCAATGCAGATGCAGGAACGGTACTCACGCTTGATGTAAACATCGCAGGAGTTGAGGCTCAATTAACGCTGATAGAAGCTGCTACAGGTGGCGCTGATATCGAGAATGAAGAGGCTTTTCGAAGTCGTGGCCTGCTCTCATGGCAAGAACCTCCACAGGGGGGAAGTGATACCGATTATAAAAAATGGGCGCTGGAGGTTTCTGGAGTTACGCGAGCCTGGGTAAAACGCAGGCTTAATGGTGCTGGGACGGTCGGTGTTTACATCATGTGCGATGGAAATCTTAATGACGGTTTCCCTGTCGGAACTGATGGGATATCACAACTTGAGGAGTGGGGGGCAGTGAAGGCATCTGGTGATCAGCTAACTGTAGCCGATCATATCTATCCACTTCAGACAGACACTGCGATTATTTTTGTTTGTTCACCAATCAGGAAAACCATTAATTTTGAAATTGCAGGTATTAAGGATGCAGATAGTACAGTAGTCAGTAATATTAAAGAGGCATTAAAATCTCTGTTTTTTGATGAGTCGAATCCTGATGGTTCAGGGAAAATTGATTTGTCTGATATTAATAAAAGTATCAGTAATGTAGACGGAACTAAGGGGTATATCCTTAACAGCCCATCATCAAACATTACTTTTAAAATTGGTGAGATTCCAGTCCTGGGTGAGGTGAAATTTGTATGAGCCTGTATTCCCAAAATGATTACGCTACTGCGATCGGTGCGTTATTGCCGACGGGTAGAGCATGGCCGAGAACAAGCAAGACTGTACAGGCTGCAGTTTTACGTGCATTGGGTAATTCTTTTCAGCGTTCTGATAATGATGCTGTGAACCTAATCACTGGTGCTTTTCCTGTGACTGCAACTGTCATGCTATCAGAATGGGAAAGTACTCTCGGTTTACCGAATGACTGCTCTATTGGGGAAATTGGTGGCATCAGTGACAGGCAACGCTCAGTTGTCTCTAAATTAATAAGCACTGGCGGCCTAAACCGAGATTATTATATTCATGTCGCCGCTGCATTAGGTTACACCATCACGATTACACAGTTTCGGCCTGCAATGAGTGGGATGTCTGCATGTGGTGATGCGTTGAATGGCGATGAATGGCCCTTTACGTGGAGAATTAATGCTCCGGAAACAACTGTTAAGTATGCGTTATCTGGTGCTTCGTATTGTGGTGACCCATTAGCTTCGTGGGGGAACAAACAGCTTGAATGCGCAATTAATAAGATCGCACCCTCCCATCTGAATCTTATTTTCAGTTATTCATAATCAATTATTTACCTTAATTATTATCACTTACCAGTGAGGATTAATCATGCTCAGAATCGGGCAAGTTGAGCCATCTGCAACAGCAGACGGTAAATATACAGACGGTAGCGTTGCTGGTGGCATTGCAGCAACACGACTCCGAGCCGCTGCTTTCAATGCCATGCAGGAAGAGTTGGCTAACATCGTAGAGTCAGCAGGAATGATCCTTTCTCCTGATGATATGACCCAGGTGCTTACAGCATTAAAGAAACAGCTCCTCAGTCGTGCGAACCCATTTGCAGACATTAAAGCTGATGGACCAGCAGCGGTAGCTGCGGCTCTCTCAAACCTTCAATTGGGAGAAGCGGCAAAACGGGATGTGGGGACCGGGGAAAACCAGATACCTGATATGTCTTCTTTCGTCTTCTCTGTATCCGGTGGGGTCAATATTTACCGATTCCCGAACAGGATGTGTATCCAATGGGGGAACAGCAATACCGATGCAAATGGCGGTGCCATTGTCTCTCTTCCCGTCGCAATGTCAGCGTATGTCCCTGTGGTGATTGAAGGGCTATCGGGAAACTGGGCGGGGAATGGAGGGGTGTATGACTTCTTCACGGTATATGGTGCACAAGTTTCCACAGCGTCTTCATTTCTCGCTAAATCATCTTCATATCGTGGCAGTGACGGTAAATTTGTCGCTCAGTCTACTAACTTTAACTGGGTTGTGGTGGGGACTATCTGATGCACACTTTCGTTTATAGCTCAGAACAGAACGCATTCTGGTTCGCTGATAGCACGTCAGCACCTGCTGATGTGGTTTCTGTTGAGAAATCTGTTTTTGAAGAGTTTTGTGTTACGCCTCTGGATGGAAAGCGTCGGGTTGCCGGTGATGATGGCCTCCCGTCCTGGGAAGAGATTCCACCACCAACGGCAGAAGAAATTAAAGCCTCGGCAATTGCAGCGGCTGAGCAACAAAAATCCCAGCTTCTCGCTGAAGCATCAGAAGTTACCCGGGGATGGCAGACTGACCTGCTGCTTGGCACCATTAGTGATGTAGACAAGGCAAAACTCATTGAGTGGCGAGCTTATGTTAAAAAACTGGAGGCGGTGGATACCTCCAGCGCGCCAGAGATTAACTGGCCTGTTCCCCCGGAGGTGTAGGCCATTCGATACCGGGTGCGGCGCTGGTATCTATTGCTGTCACCGCATCGATATAGTCCATCCAGGCGTTAAGGCTGGCGGATTCATCATCCGTTAGCTTACGCCCCATCAGTAGCTTGGTTTGCCAGACGGTAATCTTCTGCCTGGACTCCTCCAGCAAGAATTGTTTATGCGCCTCAGCCTGAGCAATATATTGTTCTCTCGTCGGTTCTGGCACAGGAATGACAGAAACAATTCCGGAGTCATCGACTGAAAATGTGGAGCCGGGTGCGCGGCCCATTGCTTTTCTGTACTCATCCTCTGATACGTCTATCGCGCCAGTAGGTATTGACTCATAGCTGCCATCTTCAGGATAAAACAGCCCTTCAAAATATTTATATTTCATTTTAGTTCACCTTATTAGCAGCCAATTGCCCACCAAAAACAGTTCTCCGGTACACCACCTGGTGCATAGTTCTGTATTCTTATTTGTTGAGTGCCCTCCGGGCTCACCCCCATTCCGGCATTTGAGCCTGGAGCGCCCCGGCCGCCACTGGCCCACAAAATTTCATTTGGAAACGCTTCATTGACGTTATATGCAGCATTACTGCCCGGAGCAGTAGCAGTTATGCCCCACTGAAATACCAGTTTCTGTTTGCCTCCCCCGACACCGATAACATCTATCTTAAAAACCCCGTTGGGTAGCACAGTAGCCCGAAAGCTGGCCATGTCCGGAATGCCATTAATTAGCCCTGCATCAACATTCCGTTTTGCCGCTGTTCCCAAACCAACCTTTTTTAAAACCCTCAAGCATCTGGCGATCTCTCGCCGTTTCTCCTGTTTTCATAACAGGAGAAATACCCATGATTTACGGCTATGCCCGAGTATCAACAAACCATCAGGACACCGAACTTCAGCGACTTGCTCTCGAAGCGGCTGGGTGTGATCACATCGTCGAAGAGCATGCCAGCGGGAGAAAATCGAACCGCCCTGTACTGAAGCGGTTAATCGCTGCTATGCAGGCAGGGGATGAGTTGGTGGTATGGAAGCTGGACAGGATTGGGCGTAACGTTTTACACGCGCTGCTGATGTTTCAACACCTGCAAGAAAGCGGGGTTAACTTCCGCAGCATCACTGACGGCGTCGATCTTCGCACGGCTAGCGGACGTTACAATTTCAGAAATATTTTATCCGCAGCACAGTATGAATCCGACCTTAATAGTGAACGTACCTTAGCTGGCTTGGCCGTAGCTAGAGCAAAAGGTCGTGTGGGTGGGAGGCGGCCGAAATTTACTAATGAAGAATGGGAAGAAATGGGGAGGCTAATCGCAGCTGGTGCAAGCCGCCAATATATTTCCGGTGTGTACGGAATAGGGATATCAACGCTGTACAAGAAGTTCCCTGTAGCTGAATCTCTTTAA